TACCCTTTGAGTCAACGGCAAATAAGTTACCGTTTTTAGGGTTTTTCAAGATATCAAATTTAGTGATACCGTTTGCTGATGCATAAGCACCAATGTTCTGTGTTTTAGAAAATGTAGACATGATCTTTAATTTTTATTAGTTAAACAATTTATATCAATATCAGTTAAAAAATGGATAAGGCTGACGCAGTCAAAAAAAAAGAGAGGACTTTAATCCCCTCTTGTTATTACTCTTTAATAGGTCTACTGCAAGATAGAATATTCTTCTCTATCTTCTCAATAGTGAACCAAGATGTTCCATCATACCCATCAAACTGAATCTCTTCTTCAGGGTGCAGATCTACTTCATAAGGTGTATACCCACCCTCTGCACAAGCTTCTTTAAATAAAGAATCTGAATATACACGTTCAAGATCTTCATCCTCAAACATGTAATAACAATGATCAATTATGGCTCTTTTTAATTCTTCAAGTGTATCACACACTGTCCAGAACTCTGCACCATAACTACTTTTATTTGCTGTAAATACTTTTTTCATAATATATAATTTAAATTGTTAATTATTAATAGTTAAAAAATGGAAAAAAAGAATGGGTATAAACCCACTCTTGTTATTTACTTAACATCCCATTCTTGAATATGATAATGATATTCTAATGGGTCTTGCATCATATGTATTTCATTTAAATACATCATCTCTGCACTTTCATAACTATTGAATGTACCTTTATTATCTTGCATCCAATCTTGAAATGATTTGGGTTCAACTAACTTGTTATCACGTACAATCATTCTATTCATCTCTGAATTAGCAAGGGCTAATGATGTATGTACACTACATATAACTGTTGAACCGTGTTCACCTGTAACTCTTTCATAAGAGTTAGATAATATTATAAATACTTTTTCCATAATCTTTAAGTTTATAATTAGTTAAAAAATGGTAAAATAAGAGAGAGCATAAGCTCCCTCTTGTTAAGGTATCAACATTACTGATCTGATATTTTTATCAGTTAATTCATCATACTCAGTGATTAAGTTGAACCAATGGTTGGCATAACCACTACTGTTCATGCAACGGCAAGTGATTCTTTCTTCTCTTAAAGAACCATAGAAAGAATAGTTATACTCACCTAATATGAATGAACCTGCATAGATCCATTCATTACCCTTTGCATCACGCATTGGGTGTATTGCTCTTACTGCATTTTCTAATGCTTCTCTAATCTTTTCCATAACATATATTTTATTGACAGTTAAAAAATGGAAAAAATAAAGGGGTATATTAATCCCCTATAGTCTTAAGAATCTCCAGCATTTCCTTTAGTGCTGTTCTATAACCAATATGCCAATGCCAATCATTATCAGTTGGTAAATCACCTGATTCTATCCAATGAGTAGTATCATCTATATTTTCTTGTAGTGATTCTTTTAATCTTTCTAATTCTTTTATATTCATAATCTTTAAGTTTAAATTATTAACAGTTAAAAAATGGTTTATTAAAAAGGGGGTATTATTCCCCCCTTTTTTACAAGTTTTTAAACATAGCAACTAAGTCAGCATGGTCATCATTACCATTAATGTCATCTAACTTAGGTAACTCAGGTAAGTTAACATCTTTGCCTGAATATACATTCCAATCTACTGAACCATAACCTGTACGTTTATCAAAGTTCTCCATGACATATGCATGAAGCATTTTCCATATATCATCACAATACATGCCTGTAAGTTTATGATATCCATCAATAGTGAGTCCATCAAATCTTGGTACATAACCCATAGTATCCCATGAGTAACCATCTTCAAACATTCTTACTTTCTTTGCAACAAATGTTATTACAGGAAAAGCAATAGTGTTTTCTACCTCAATTTTCTTTTTATACGTTATTGTTTTCATAATAAATAGTTTTAATTATTAATAGTTATAAAATGGTCCCCGCAGGGGAAATAGTGTGCATCATTTAACACACACTATTTTAAACAGACCTTGAGTATATCCATTACTCATAAGTTGTTTCTTTTTCCAAAGGGCTAATGCCTTAGAAGGAAACACAAAGCTCTCTATGAGTCTTGTGTTATTATAGTATTCTAATCTATACATGGTATTATAATTAATAACAGTTATAAAATGGTAAGACAAAAAAAGAGAGAGAGTATTAAACTCTCTCTCAATGTTGCTGGCTAAAGCCTGTTCCGGTACTTACATCTCCAAAGCTATAAGGAGAACGCCTCTGACTTGAAACATAATGAGTATTGATAGAGATCATTAGTTCACTCTATCCATAATAGTTAAAAAATGGATTAAGACAAAGAGAGATAACCTCTCCTTTCATCAGAAAGGGAGGTCATCTTCATCAATATCATATGTATAATTCTCAAGGCTATCCATAGCCTCAAGAGTTATACGCATCATATCATTGTAATAGTCTTGCTCCTCTTGGAGCATGATATTAATATCATTGAATTCAGTATCACGCATAATATATAATTTTAAAGTTAATAACAGTTATAAGATGGTTAAATAAAAAAGAGAAACACCCGAAGGTATCTCTCTTGCTTTCTCCTGATCTTGCCAAAGCTAAGCTCAAATGATGTGTGTTTACATAACATACACATCATTCATTATAATTTATAAACAGTTATAAGATGGTAAAGAAAAAAACATAAGAGCCTAAGCTCTTATTTTTTGTACTTTTCTGAATCAGGTGCGGCTAATACACCCATTAATAAGAAGAATGTTAAACCTATGAACACAGCAGCCAGTGTTGTCATGTGTTCAAGTATGCTCTCTGTAGCTGCATAGCCAAGCATGATTGTACATGCAATCATAATCTTGTAGTGTAAAGAATATTTCATAGTGTGTAATTTTTAATTAAATTAAGTTAGAAAATGGTTGCCTTGCGCAGCAAGCATGGGGGGTACCACCTCTGGCTTCAGGGGGTGGGGGTGTTGTAGTAGGGGTCCATCACAAAGCCCTACATATATAAATTCCCCTAGCCGTAAGTTCATCACACCTGGGGTGAAAATAACCCGCAAAAGTTATTGTGTATTGTACCAATGTTATTATATTTGTACTAATTAGTTTTTAAATTTTATTGTTATCATTAATCCTCAGATGTATGTCTGGGGATTTTTGTTTAAGATATTACTCCTGTGTTCAAGTAGCACAGGTCCAGTACCAGTTAAGCATCCCATAAGATCTGCTTGTTGGTCTTCTCTGCTCAGGAAAGTGGAATTGATTTATAGGTGTAAACGCGTTACCTCTATAAGCAACCATATAACTGCAGCAACCCCAAGTAAGTTTCTCTGATCAGGAAATACTGCTTGGGTTTTTTTATTTATATTTACAAGATAAAATTAATATTATGAGACACGTAGAAAAAGCATTATTAAAATACAATGAAGAGAATAATGAGAAATGGACACAGTTCATTCAAATTGAAAATGCAGAGGATGTAAAAGATGTAGCACCTGTAGTAAAATTTACAATACAATCTGATCCAATTAGTGAAGTAGGGGTTAATGGAGTACAAGCATTAGATATGTTAAAGTATGTTAAGTGTTTATTTGAAAGTTTAAATGATGCATTTCCATGTAAAGAAAATGTTTTGAGTATTACAAAAATTGAAGAAGCTATTCACTGGCAAGATGCTAGAACTAAAGATAGACAACGTAGACAAGTAGAAGGTCATAATAAAAAGTAAATAGTTACTATGAAGTTATATATTGAGAAACCTAAAACTGTTGCTGCTATGCAATGGGATGGTACAGAGAAGATGGCTATTGAGATTTCTAGTGATGAGAAATTTGAAGGTATGTTGGATTACAGGCAGAGAAAATTTTTTGCATTCTGGATGTATGACGGGGATAGAGAATATAGAGTGCATGAGGGGGACTATATATTAAAGGATTGGAATGGGACTTATTCTATGGTACCAAAAAAATTATTTGAAAAATCTTTTGAAGAAGTCAAAGAATAATTATTATATTTGTTGAGCTGATAAGTGTTTACGGTTCATTTATTTTGTGATTAAAAGTTATATCTAAAAAGTAAGCTCTAGTTAATTCTTAGGGCTTATTTTTTTTAAAAAGGAAAAGCATGGCAATTTTTGATTATCATTACAGACAGGTATTGAAAGATATCTACTGGAAAGGGTTTGTATATGAAGACCCTAACAGAAAAGGAGTAGAAAGAAAGCAGATAGCAAAAGCTACTCTAAGTTGTAACCCACATGAAGGCTTCCCTGCCTTGACTACAAAGCAAGTTTATTTTAAAGGTGCAGTAGCAGAGTTATTATTTTTTATGTCAGGTTCTACTGATATAAGAAACTTGTGGAAAATGGATGTAAGATTCTGGGATAAGGATTGGGCACGTCATCATAAGTTTACTGATGAAACTATTAAGTACTTATATAATGCATGGGAGTATTCTGAAATAGATGATAGAATGAATAGGTTACCAGATTCATTATATGATATGGGTAAGGTATATCCTTATCAATGGAGAAAGGCTAATGGTGTAGATCAGTTATATAATCTTGCATTTAATATGGTCACTAATCCTATGTCAACATCATTGATTGTTAACTCATGGAATGCTGGTGATTTAGTTGATATGTGTTTGCCTCCGTGTCATTATTCATTTCAAGTAATGTGCCAACCAGTAGGTAAAACATATGTGTTTAGAATTATATGGGACCAAAGGTCTACAGATTTTTTCTTAGGTACTCCGGTGAACATGATGTTCTATACCTTACTAGGTCATGTACTAGAAGCATTGACAGGATATAAATGTATAGAGGTATCAGGTTAATTAAAGAATGTACACATATATGATAACCAAATGGATGTAGTAAAGGAACAGTTAGACCGTCCAGTTGATACATATGGTGAGAGTAAACTTGTATTAGATAAATCTAAATTTAAAATATTTATTCAAAATCCTACAAGTTTAAACTTTGATTATGTAATAAAATCATTATCTTTATCAGACTTTAAGTTGGAGGGATATGCAAGTTATCCAAAACTTAAAGTAGAAATGTTAAGTTATAATTAAAAATTAAAGAGTATGAGTACAGTGTTTAAGAGTCTAAAAGGACGTAGAATCTTGGTTAACCAACCAGAGATGAAAGAATCAGCAATTGAATTGACTGAGAAAGATAAAAGTCTTATTGAGCAAGAAGCTATGAAAAAGTGGACAAGATTAGAAGTGTTTGCAACAGGTGAAGAAGTATCTGGAGTAAAAGCTGGTGATCATGTTTACATTTCAGTTAATGCTATTAAAGGAGCTGAAGTAATTGAAGTAGAAGAAAGCATCAAACTTATGTTGAGTGAGTATGATGTTGCAATTGTTTGGTAAGATGGCTGATTTAGTTTGTGATGCATACAAGAGGATGATTTCAAAACCTGAGACATCCAATACATATGATAAGAGTCTGAGAATTATGGCTGAGATTGCTGCAAATAAAACTAATGCAATGTACAAAGATTATATCAGGAAAACTGAGTCTAGTCTTTATGTAGGCAAAGATTCTTTTGCAGGTCAAAAACCTACAGCAGTTACAGTACCTGGCACCGCAATAAGACCAAACCATTACGGTGGAGAGAATAGTACTTATGAAGTATTCAATGTACTAGAAGCATGGGGATTAGATAAAGACTTTTACTTAGGTAATGTTATTAAGTATATTGCAAGAGCAGGTAAGAAAGATCCTGCTAAAGAAATAGAAGATCTTGAAAAAGCTGAGGTGTATTTAAAAAGAAGAATAGCTGAATTAAAAAAATAATATTTACTGTGTGCTATGTAAAATATTATATATACATTAGCACTCCTTTTTATTCTCAGTTTTCGCTGGCTGATTAATCCCAATGAGTTAAATACTTGTTGGGATTTTTTATTATATTTGTCCATCAATTTTTTTAAATTTATACTTTTAGGTAAGGAGATCCCGGATTAATAATCTGGGATTTTGTTTTTTATATTATTATTATGTATATTATAGATATATGTGTAATTAAAAAAAAGAAACATGGATATTTTAAATATTATAAGCTGGATTAAAAATAAACGCTATGTAACAAGTGTTGACCCAGCAACAACACTAATGCCTATTGGATTAAAAGATGACCGTAGAGATGATGGTTATTTAGCAGGAGTTATTACAGTAGAAAATTTAGCTGCACAGTTAGGTGGAAATAAATTAGTTGATGATACTAGAGAAGTTGTATTAACTGATAATGCAGGATATGCAGAATTAACATTCAATACTGGTTCTGCAATAATTCAAACTTCAGGAGTTAATGCTGATTTAACAATTAGTACTTTAAGTGGAGATGATATTATTCTTGAATCTGGGGATGATATTAGATTACAAGGTGATGTTGGTCTTTTTGATGATGAAACTGAAGGTGGAGATATAAATATCTATGCTGGAAATGGTTCTGATGGTAATACAGCTAATGCAGGATCTGGTGGAGATATTAGAATTGAAGCAGGTGATGCTGGTAACAGTATATCAGGTTCTCAAGGAGAAGGTGGTTTTGTAACTATTCAAGCTGGTTATACTTCAACAACTGGTTTATCAGGAGGAGATATTAGTCTTTATCCAGGTAACAGTATAGATGGTAAACATGGTGATGTTATTATTCAAGGTAACTTTACATGGACATTTTCTACAAGTAATGCAATACTTTTATTTCCTGCAGTAACTTTAGCTACATTACCAAGTGCAGCTGGAGTACCTGGAGCAAGAGCTATGATTGCTGATTCTAATGTACCAGCACCAGGAAACTTTGGAGCAATTGCTGCAACAGGAGGTTCTGCTGTAGTTCCAGTATTTTCAGATGGTGTAAATTGGTTAATAGGTTAATAATAAAAAATAAATAAAGCATGGATGTTTTAAATATAATTTCCTGGATTAAAGGAAAAAGACAAGTAACAGCTGTTGACCCAGCTTTGACAGTAATTCCATTAGGAGTTAAAGATAATAAAAGAGGTGATGGATATATTCCAGTAACTATAACTGTAGAAGATTTTGCAGGTTCAGTTGCACCTACTTTATATGATAGTAAAGATAATATATTTATTGGAGAAAATGTATTTAATGACCTTAGTGATGTTGATAAAACAGAAAATATTGCAATTGGTACAAATGCATTACGAAACACTGTAAATGCACAAAATATTGGTATTGGTTCAGACACATTACGCACTAATACTGAAGGTTTTCAAAATATAGCAATTGGTAATAGCAGTTTATTATTAAACACTACTGGTGAAAATAATATAGGAATCGGTGTAGTATCAATGTTATTTAGCACTACCAGTAGAAACAATGTTGCTATTGGATCATTTGCATTATTTGATATTACTACTGGTCGCGATAATGTTGCAGTAGGTTTAAATGCTTTAGGTGGTTTAACTACCGGTTCATATAATACAGGTATAGGTTATGAAACATATGCTGGAAATTACAGTTCTTGTGTATTATTAGGTAGAAGAGCGCAGGCTACAGGTAATAATCAATTTGTAGTAGGTTCAGTTGGTGATCCAGCAGGTTCAGTAACAAATGAAGTAAACACATCTAGTAAAGTATGGAATGTGGTTATCAATGGTGTATCTAGAAAAATTTTATTAGCATAATAATTAACATAAAAATAAATAGAAATGGATGTTTTAAATTTTATATCTTGGCTTAAATCTAAAAGACAAGTTACAACAGTAGATGCTTCTCAAACCTTAATCCCATTAGGTTTAAAAGATGCAAGAAGAGGTGATGCATATTTACCAGGTGCTATATCAGTAGAGGATTTATTAGCTTTATCACCAGGACTTCCTAGTTTTGTTGAATATAATGAAACAAATAAAACATTATGGAATAATGGAATAACTAATAATAGTGCAAATACTTCATTTGGTGAGGGAGCATTAACAGGTAGTCCAGATTCATATGTTACGGCAATTGGTCATAATGCAGTAAGAATTGGAACAGGTGGTGATAATACAGGTATAGGTGCATATGCTTTAGGTAATTTAGTAGCGGCTTCTAGAAATACAGCAGTTGGTTCATTTGCATTAGCTGGTGATCTTACAGGTAGCAATAATGTAGCCATTGGAGCAACAGTTTTAGCAACTACTACTTCAGGTTTTTGTAATGTTGGAATTGGATATCAAGCATTAATATTTAATACAACAGGTAGTCGTAATGTTTCTATAGGAGAAATAAGTAACTATGCTAATACAACAGGTGTTAATAATACATCACTTGGAGCTTACAGTAATCTTTCAAATACAGTAGGTTCTTTTAATGTTGCTATAGGATATAATTCATTAAGTGGTAATACTTCTGGTAATTATAATGCATGTTTAGGTTCACTAACAAGTTCTAATAATTTTTCAGGTTCTGTTATATTAGGTTCAAATGCAATTGCTACTGGAAATAATCAATTTGTAGTAGGATCTAATTCATATAATGCTGGAGCAATTGCTACTGAAGCATTAGTACCAACTAAATCATGGACTGTTAAAATTAATGGTGTTGACTATAAAATTCCATTACAAGTTGCATAATAAAAAATAAATATATTAACTTTATAAAAAAATAAATCATGGCATTAGAATTAACTCCAGAACAAGTAGCAAAATCTGTATCAGCTGCATATGATAGTGTAGCATTAATTACAGAATTAAAAGCAAAAGAATCATTAACTGAAGAAGAGGCAGATACATTAAAACGTAATGAAGAGCACATCAGAATTATGTTAGCTAAAGACTTTTTTGTTGCTGCTTTAACTAAAAAGCAAAACACTGAATTATCTAAAATATGAGACAAGAGGATGCACAGAAAATTGTAGAACAAGCTTTGAATCAAGCATTTTTAAAAGGAGCATATAGCTTACAAGATGCAGCAATGATTACAGAAGCATTAAAAGTTCTATTTACAAGACCTGAATTAGAACTTGTACAAGAAAACTAAAAGCATAAGCCACAGAGATGTGGCTTTTCTTTTTTATATTTGTTTATCTAGAAAGTTTTAAGTATATTATTATATATAAATAAATTATTATGTCAGTAGGAGATTTAAAAACATACGGTGGGAAAGGTACTGATTTTCCTTGGCAATTAAAAATGTTGCTAGGTCAACAAGCAACAGTTGACTTATTAACTGCTATTGCAGCTGGTACAGTTGATGTTGAACCATATTTAATTGATCTAGTTAACAATACAGATCCTTCAGAAAGAACACCTAACTTAATTAGAGCTACAGGAGCTGGTACTATTGCACCATTAACATATGATTTTTCTGTATCTAATGTAGGTGCTGGAAATGGTACAATACTAGGAGGTACAATTAAACCAGGGGAAACATTGAATTTTGCAGCAGGAGCATTGCGTAATTTTTATGCAGCTAATTCAATTTCTTATGATGGTACTGGTACTGAATTAGTAATTATCTATAATTCATAACATAATGAGTACGCTCATTCAGGTTGATAAATATGTAAGTAATCCTTATGGATACTTGAGTAGATTGTATACACAAACTAATTCAAGTACTCCTGTTACAAATACTTTAAGTGAATTATCATTACTTGATGGCGGACTTGGTACATTAACTGTTCCAGCAAATATGTTTAAAGTAGGAGATAGTTTTCATGCTATTGCTACGGGACATATTTCATCAGTTAATAACCATAAACTTAGAATTAGAATAAAAACTGATGGTGTAGTTCTAGCAGATACAGGTAATATAACTATGTCAGGATCAACTAATAAACATTGGAAACTTGAAGTTTACTTTACAGTAAGAGCAATAGGTGGATCAGGTGTTGCTAAAATTGTTGCAGGAGGAACTTTTATGTATACTAAAGATGCTAGTAATTCATTTGAAGGTACAAATTTTAGTACTGAAACTACAACTGGTTTTAATACCACAATTAATAATACACTTGTAATTACTGCACAATGGGATACAGCAAACATAGGTGACAGTATTTATTCAGAAATATTTACTCTAAATAAAACATACTAATGAGTACAGATATTAATATAAAGAAAAAAATAAGCATTGAAGAAGAAGGTGCTTTACTTACAACAGATGTTAATAACATTAACTTTGTTGGAGCTGGTGTTACCGCAAGTACACTAGGTAATGATGTTACTGTTACTGTAGCTGGTGGAAATGGTTCAGTAATATATTACTTAAATCAAACAGTAACACAAGCACCATATAAAGAATTTTCATCAATTGTAACTACGGCTGTTGAACAAGTTGTACCAGCAACAATAGCTGGAGGGGTAACTACAATAATTGCAGAATATCAAACACCTGTTGGTATACCAAATACAACAGTTATTCCTGCAGGTTTATGGCAATTCTTTTTACACTTTAATGCAGGTAGTGCTGGTCAAAATTGGATTATTAGACCAACTGTATACAAAAGAGATTCAGGTGGAACAGAGACATTAATCTTTACACCAGATCCGGAGATTGTAACTAACATGAGTACTACAACTACTATGTATACTTGTGATGGTGTATTTCCTACAACTTCATTATTAACTACTGATAGAATAGTAGTTAAGATTGCATTACAAAATACAACAGGTGTATCACAAACTGCAAGTTTTAGAACTGAAGGTTCTCAACATTATTCAGTAGCAGCAACAACATTGAATCAAGCAGTATCTGCAGGTTCAGTTACTTCAGTATCTGGTACCGCACCAATAGTATCATCTGGTGGTTCAACTCCAGCAATAAGTATACCTCAAGCAACTGCATTAGTTGATGGTTATTTATCATCATCTGATTGGTCAGTATTTAATGCTAAAGTTCCTGCTACAAGAAATTTAACTATTAACGGTACAACCTATGATTTATCAGCAGATAGAACATGGACAATTGCAACTGGTTCATCAGGTGTATTTGGTATTGCAGATACAAGTGGAGTTTATACATATTATGCAACTTTTGCATTAGCAAGAGCAGCTGCAACATCAGGACAAACTATTGAGTTATTTGCTGATGTAATAGAAACAACAAATATTTCTGCTATATTAAAAGATGGAGTAAACATTAATGGTAATGGTCATACTTATACATTAAGTCAAGCAGGAATAGCCTCATCATTTTCTGATAATGGTGTTGCTGTAGTATGTGATATATCTAATATTATAATTAGAAGAGCTGCAGGTACAGCATCTGTTGTAAATACATTATGTCTTTCACTTACAGCTGCATCTAAAATAACTGGAAATGCATTATGTATAAGTTCTTGTAGTACTGCAATAGGTGTTAATAATGCATCTGCTGAATTAAATGGATTAGTTGGAATATGTATTACTAATTTTTATGGTATATATTCTACGGGTATCCTTAAAAATGTATATGGTGAAACATACTCAGCAGATTATCATTACTCAATTTATTCTACAGGTACTGCAGTTAATTGTCATGGTGTAGGATTTGGTTTATATCAATATGCATTTTATAATGGTGGTATAGCAGTAAATTGTTCAGGAACTATTACTGGTAATTTTGGTGGTGGATTTTATAATGCTGGTACTGCTGAAAATTGTACTGGTAAATCTGTTGGTACATCAGGATTCTTTTCATCAGGTACATCAATAAGTTGTACCGGAGTTTCTGTTTCAGGTAATGGATTTAATATAAATGCTAGTGGTACAATGCATGAATCATGTTCAGGATACTCAACATCTGGATCAGGAATATATTGTTATGGTGGTAGATTAATTAACTGTACAGGTATAAGCGGAAGTGGATATGGAATTACAGCTGTAAATGGAAATGATACTCAGATGTCTGTTGTTAAATGTACTGGAATATCAACTGGATCATCAGGTATGTATGCAAATTATGCTCCAAATAATGGTGGACTTCAAAATTGTTCATTGTATTCATATTATAATTCAATAAATGGAAGAGCTTTAGAACTTGGTACATATGCAAATAGTGTTGTAGGTTGTACAATGGGTGTTACATCAAGTAGTGCTGCATCAATATATTGTGCATCAGCAATAAATTTTAAATATATTAATAATACATTTACAGGTTCAACAACACCAATAGTAAATATTACTCAAGCAGTAACTAATACACAAGATAACCAAGGAAATATTTTATTATAATGGAAAAGATAGATATTAAAAATAAAGATATATTAGTATATGATGTATTTAACGTACTTATTAAAGTACTTAATCTTGATGATATTAAAAACTATCAAGAATCATATCTTGCAGATTGTACATTATTTACATTAAATTTAACTGTTCCTGAAAAAAGAATTGTAAAATTTAATGGTGAAGATTACTCAATCACACTGATATTAAAATATGAAGATATGGATGATAAGCAAAAATTTGATTTTGATGACTTTGTATCTCAAGTTGAACAACTTTTAATTAATTAGAAATGGCAGTTATAACATTAACAACACAAATGGCTGGTGCTATTAATTATACAGTAACAACAGCATCATCTGCTGATTGGCCATCTGTAGCTAATAGTACATATTTTTATGACTTAACTGATAAGTTAGTATATTATAAAAACAGCTCAGGTACAGTTTTAAGCGTATTTTCTTCAGCTGGTGGTTTAACTTACTTTACTGAAGCAAGAAGTACAACTGCACCCAATACTACTACTAATGTTGATTCACTATCTGCTGGAAATGGCTTAAGTACAACAGATATTGATATATCAATTGTACCTAAAGGTAATGGTGCATTCTTATTAGATATTCCAGATTCTTCTATTACTGGTGGTAATAAAAGAGGAACTAATTCTATTGATTTACAAATATCCAGATCTGCAAGTACACAAGTTGCAAGTGGAAACTATGCAGTTGCAATTGGATTTTCAAATACAGCTTCAAATACTTCTGCTACAGCAATTGGACAATTGAACATTGCAAATGCAATTGGCTCTACAGCTTTAGGATATCAAAATACTTCTAGTGGAAGTTACTCATTTACAGCAGGACAAACAAATACAGCAAGTGGAAACTATGCATCAAGTATTGGTGGTCCAAATAATAATGCAAGTGGTACAGGTTGTTCAATTTTTGGTGGATATAATAATACGGCAAATGGAAACTATGCTACTATAGTTGGTGGATACGGAAATACAAATTCTGGAACTTATGGTTCATTAATTGCAGGAGCAGAAAACAATAATAGTGGAGCATATGGTGCTTCAACATTTGGTTGGGTTAATACAAATTCATCAACTTCTGGTTTAACAGCTGGTTATGGTAATAATCATAGCGCTGCTTATGGGTGTTCAATTGGTCAATCTAATATAAATAGTGGAAGTAGGTCAAATACATTTGGTCAATCTAATACAGTAAGTAGTCAAGATTCATTTGTAGCTGGTGTATCAAATTCAGTTTTAAATGGTGCTTATAATACCGTTTTTGGTAGAGGAGGAACAAATCTTAATGGTTCATACGGAAGATTTGTTTTTGCTAGTTATAATACAGTAGTAGGAGATGCTCAAAATACAAGATTAATTTTATCAAAAAGAACAACAGATGCTACAGTAACCACATTAACAATAGAAGGCGGTGCGGTTTATTTTGGGGTAAATGAATTTAAATTACAAGATAATTCTTGTGTAAGATTTAAAGGAACAATAGTAGGTAAAAGAACTGCAACAACAACTGTAGGAGTATGGGATATTGATGGAGTTATAACTAGAGTAAATAGTGCCGCTACTACAACAATAGTAATTGGAAATGTAAATGTTGTAACAAATGCAGGTTCATGGGGTACTCCGACATTAACAATTAATGCTTCTTTTGGAAACTTAAGTGTAAATGTATCTGGTGCTGCAGCAACAAATATACAATGGGTATGTCATTTAGAATGTACAGAAGTAGTTTATTAAAAAATATAAAACATGAAAATACAAACATTAATACCTGTAACTTACAATGATGGTATTGCAAGTCAGGTAACAGGAATAGTAACTGGGACTATTAACTTTGTAAACCAGGATTATTATAGAGAACTATATAATTTTACATTTAGTTATGTAGATGAATCAGGAAAATCAATTAGTGATACTCCACCATTTACTTTAACAAGAGATGAGATAAATGTATTCTATGATGAAATAAAAGATTCTGTACCAACTAATATAGCATATTTTGAAACTACAGAATATATTTACTATCTTGGTTTTAAAATAGAGATGGCTAAAACATTTGGTATTACTACAAATGATATAGATATTTTAGTAGAGAGTGATGAAGTATTAAGTATATAATTATGGCAGGAACATATTGGAGTGAAGATGTTTTAGATATGATGTATCTAAAACCTTCAGAAATTTATAGAGGTATGACATTTAATAATAATAGTACAACTATTCAATTAGATGGTGGTGTTATATTATCAACTTCTGCTTCTACTTTAGCTCAAACTGTATCAGGAAGCAGCTTTGTAAATAAACAAGTAAGGTTAAGATTCTATGCTTCAGTTGTATCTGGAGGTAGATATACTGGAACAAGAGGTACTGCTTTACTTTGGTATATACATGGTGGGTTTAGATTTGTATGTGATTTCAATGTATCAGATACAGCATTTTCTGCTAACTGTCAACAGTTTTATGGTATGGCTGGTCAAACAACTGATTTAGCTTATGGTGGTGTATCTGGAACTTTAGTAAGTACATTGACTAATATAATTGGTGTTGGTAGTGAAGTAGGTGATGCTAACTTGCAAATCTTTCATAATGATGCAACAGGTGCAGCAACAAAAGTAGATTTAGGAGCAGCCTTCCCAGCTAATAGAACAGCAGGTGCTGAGATGACTACTGTATATAGCATAATATTATTTAATGAACCAGGATCTACAACTGTTAACTATAGAGTAGTTAATAATGAAACTGGTGCTATTGCAACTGGTGTTATTTCAACTGATTTACCATTGTCAACACAAGCATTAAACTTTTTTGGTAGTAGATGTATGTCAACAACTTCTGTAACAGGTTCAGGTCAATTTGATTTAATGAAATTAGGGGTTTATTCACAATTTTAAGTATGGAACAATTTATTTTAATATCATCAATGTTTGTTGAACCAGATGGTGAAGTAAATGTATGTTTAAAGCCTATAAGTCCATTGATAGAAGACTATATAGCAACATATAGAACTTTTTCTGATGAAGCAACAGCAATAGCAGAAACACCTGATTTTATTATAGAAATGGTACCATTATTATTTGCACAGTTTGAACAAATGGATAATGTACCACTAGAGATAAGACAGCAATTTGAATTATAATATTTAAGATTATGAAAAAAACAGTAAAAGAAATAAAAACAAGATGGGGTTCAGAAACTCCTAAGTTTTGGAAAAAAGTACAAAAAATAGGTATGATTGCAGGAACAATAGGAGGAGTTTTAATTGCAGCACCTGTTGCATTACCAGCAGCATTAATATCTGCAGGAGGATACTTATTATTAGCTGGTTCATTAACTGCTACTCTATCTCAGTTAACTGTAGAAAAGTAGTATAATAACTAAAAAGTTAGTATATACTTATAATATTTTTTTGTATATTATATGTATATATTTATTAAATATCAAGAGATGGATGCAACAACACTAACAATTGTATTATTTATAGCAGGTACAATTATTGGACTTATTAGTTTTTTCTTAAGGACTTCTTACAATAATATTACTACCGGTCTAGATGAACTTAAGAATGACTTTCATACACATAGAGAAGATCATGGTAAGTTAAAAGGGAAGTTAGAATTACTTGAACAAGAGCATAGATTAAAGTATCAGCTTATTCAAGAAGTAACTCAACAAGAAATTAAAAATATGGCCAGTAAAATTGGAGAACTATCAGATACAGTTGGTGAACTTGTTAAGTTTCAACTAAAACAAAATAAATGAATTCAACACTTTTAAAAACCGGAGATATTTTACATTGTAGTGGAAAAAGATTATTAAGTAGATTAATCAAGAAAGCAACAAAGTCAAAGTATTCTCATACTGCATTATTTATTGAAATATGGGGACAACCCTATGTAATAGATGCACAAAAAGATGGTGTAAATTTAAGACCTTGGAAAGATTGGTTGGATATGTATAATTATGATATAACTGTACATAGATCAAGTGATGTTGTCAATGAGAAAACATTTGCACAAAGAGCATTAACTAAAGTTGGTCATACAGCATATGACTTTGAAGGATTGCTAGTAAGACAACCAATAGAATTAGTTACAGGAGAATGGGTAGAAAAAGGAGACACAACTAGACAAATGTATTGCTCAGAGTATGTTGCATGGGTATATGGAATAGAAAAGGCATTTAGATTTTCTCCTCAAGATTTATATGAGTGGTGTAAAACTCATTACTTCTATGAAATAGCAATTTAATAAAAACCAAACATTATGAAATTAAGTGAACACGTAACATTAAAAGAATTTTGTGATTCTAATACTGCTACAGCAAAAGGTATAAATAATACAATTACTGATCCTGTACATTTAGAGAATGCTAAAAAATTAGCATTAAGTGTATTTGAACCAATTAGAGCTCATGTAGGACATGCAATTAATATTAATTCTGGATACAGAAGTAAAGCATTAAATAAAGCAATACCTGGTTCATCATCTACATCTCAACACTGTTTTGGTGAAGCTGTAGATTTAGATTTACATGACAGAGACTTATTTGAATGGATTATAGATAACATTACTTTTGACCAAATGATATTTGAAGGTGGTACAGAAGATAAAGCTAACTGGTTCCATATATCTTACAGAGAAGGTAGAAACAGAAAACAAGTATTAAGAATGATTAAAAAAGGTGGTAAATCTACGTATGTACCATATATAAGAAAATAATATAATTATTATGAAATACAGAAACTCTTGGAAAACAAAAAATAAACAATGGGATAAAGTGTGTATAAGAACAAGATTAGGTGCTATTGATTTATTGACTATAGAGATAGATGTTACAAGATCTTTTTATATGTTTTCTTTATTGAACTTTACCATTAAGAATAGATAATAACTACTACTACTAAATGTTTAAACTCAGGTGATTACTCATCTGAGTTTTTTTATTTAAATAATTAAAGTTTAAACTTATTTAGTATATTTGTGTAAACTTTAAATATATAAGTAATGGAAAGCGTAAACCAACAAGAACAAAAAGTAGAGTTAACAGCAGAAGAGTTAGCTGAGAAAAAAGAGCAGATGCTTAAATTCTACACTGAATCATTGCCTTATTTAAAAGCACAAGCTGAGTATGAGAAAACATTGTGTGAAATTGATGAGGCTAGATTTAAAAGAACTACAATTCAATATCAGTATGCTATGTTGATGCAACAACAAGAAGAGCAACCAGAAGGTGCAGATAATGATATTGATAACTCACCAGAGATTCCTGAGCAAGGTAGAAAACTAAAAACAAATTAATTTATTATGGCATTAGTAATACAAGTACAGAAACGTGCTGTAATGCCTAAATGGGAAATTGTTAAGTTTCAGATTTTATCCCACTGCTATATTAACCGTATAGCAGTGAGTGAATCTGATTTAAACTGTTTGACCTTATTAAGTATGACAGGACCAATTGAGTTAACTCATTTTTGTTATGATGCTTCCTCAGATGAGCAAATGATTTTTAAATCACCACAGACAGTTAGAAATGCTATTAACAAAGCAATGAAAAATATGTTAGTGATAAAAGATGATACTGATAAAAAAATCATTAAATTAAATCCAAATTTAAAAGTTCAGACTGAAGGGGATATATTATTAGATTATAAATTTTTAGGCAAATGATTCCAAAAAATCCTAATATATTATATAAACAAATAGCAGAAGAGTTAAACGTATCAGAATCACTGGTAGATGCATTTATGACATTTTACTATAAAGAAATAAGAAAGACATTATCTGAGTTAAATCACTCTAAAGTAAATATAGATGGCTTAGGTGTAATGGCAATTAAACCAAGAACAGTTGATGGGTTAATTAACAAGTACACTAACAGGGTAAATAAAATGGACACTAATACCTTGAATAACTATAGTTATAAAAAGAGAACAGAAGATAAACTTGAATTATTACATAAGGTAAAAGAAATGCTAGATTCTGAAAAGCAAGTTAAACAAGAATTTATAAAGAAAAAGCAAGATGGGAAAACTGGAGAAGATTTGGAAAAATAGGAAGCAGATAATGGAGGGTATTAAAAACTCCATTGTAAGAGATGCATTTGTAGAAAAAATTGCAGAAGAAAGATTAAGTATTTGCAATAACTGCATAAGAAAAGATAATGAAGGTGGTTCATGTGTAATGCCTGGTACTCAACCATGTTGTAATTTATGTGGATGTTCATTAGCATTTAAGATAAGAGCACTATCTGCTGAATGTCCTGATTTAAGATGGCATGCAGTACTTACAGAAGAAGAAGAAGATAAACTTAACGCATTATAATTATGGCAACTCTAGGAAATTTAACAACACAAGGTACTTACTGGTCATCTGACCGTAATACATCAATTAACCTTAATACAGTTTCAAATACCAGTACTG